AGATGGAAAGAGAAATGATGCTTGATCCGTCTCAGCAACAACAAGAGGAACCACAGAATGGACAATAGTGAAGCAATACGTTCCATGTTAGACAACATGGCGGCTGGTAAGGCCGCAGAAGTTCAAGCTCAATTCAACGATCTTTTGGGCAGTCGCATTAATGCAGATCTTGACCAGCGAAGAGTCGAGATGTCTAAGAATATTTTTAATAATCCTGAGTTGGTCAAGATGGGTCTCGCTGATGGTGAAGAGCACGTTCTTGACGGTGAGGATTATGCACAAGATTCTCAAAATGAAACTGGAGAAAGCAATGAAGACGTTTAAGCAATTCCGAGAGGGAGTAGAAGTCGAGATTCAAGAAGCGCCAGTAGATGGTGTCGAGAAAGGATCTCTTGAAGGTGATAAGCACATGTGTGCCAGCAAAATTTTCCACAAAGAGTGGCAAGAAGGTACGCCTATCTTTGGTGAGCATGCTGAACCCGATGCTGATGGTCATATCGCATGGTACAAGGTCATGTTTGAGCATGGTATTGAGACCGTAGAAGTTGCCGATGAGCAAGTAGAAGTCTTGATGTCAGAAGCTCACATGAATCATAAGAAAAAAGGCTACTGATTTACGGAGATAAGTAAATGGCATTCGCTAAGTCTAATTTAAAGTTAACTCAAGTACAGGCCGTAGTTAGATGTAGCGGAACTGGCGGGGATAGTGGCTCTATTGATCTCGACGTTGATATCAAAAAGAGTGGTGAAACAGCATCTAGCCCACAAGTAAACATTGCCAGAGTTCATTGGAACTGTGACAAAAATGCCGCCGTTACTGTCTCTCGCAACAGTGTCGATATTATGCACGTACACGGCACTGGATTTACTGATTGGTACGGCTGGGTAGAAAACACGGAAAATGATCAAGACATCGACATCGCAATTTCAAATGGTGATGCGGTTGTCTGGTTAGAACTATCTAAGGTTTCTGGTTTCGGTCCTCAAGACCATCAAAACCAAGGAACACTAGGGGGTAACTAATGAAACTAATAACAGAAGTAACTGAGAGTTTACGATTTCTAGAAGAGATCAACGAAGAAACTGGTAAGAAAAGTTTCTATATTGAGGGACCGTTTCTTCAAGCGGAAGTTGTAAACCGTAATGGTCGCCGCTACCCCAAAGGAATTATGGAGAAAGAAGTTGCTCGCTATAAGACAGAGCATATCGACAAAGGTCGTGCGTATGGCGAGCTAGGTCACCCCGAAGGCCCGACGATCAACTTGGATCGTGTTTCACACATGATCGTTGGTTTGAAAGAAGAGGGTGACAACTTCATTGGTAAGGCTAAGATCCTTGGCACTCCAATGGGAAATATCGTAAAAGAGTTGATGGCAGAGGGTGCAAACCTTGGCGTTAGCTCACGTGGAATGGGAAGTCTAAAAGAAGTTGATGGTGTAAATGAAGTACAGGAAGACTTCATGCTGGCAACCGCCGCTGACATCGTTGCTGATCCATCCGCACCAGACGCATACGTGCGTGGCATCATGGAGAACAAAGAGTGGGTCTTTGTTGACGGTATATTTGTAGAAAAGGATATCGATGAAGCCAAGAAGCGTATCGCAGAATCAACGATTCGTGATCTGGAAGAAAATAAAATTCAAGCATTTACGACTTTCTTAGATAAGTTGTCTAAATTTTAATTTTTATAAATATAAGGTATAACTCAAATACAAAGGGAGAATACAATGGGTGTAGAGTCCAAAATCCGAGAACTCCTTGAAGGCAAGATGGAAGCTGTTGAAGCTGAAGTTGAAGTTGCCCAAGAAGAGGAGCAGATCGAAGAGGCGGCTGGTTCACGTCCTCTTGACAAGAAACAAGGTGATGCAACTAATCCCACACAGGGTAGTTCAAACGCTAATCCAGAAATGCAAGATCTTTCTGGTACTAGCAACCCCGAAGGCGGCTTGACCGCTCCTATTGGTAAGGTTGCATCTGGTAAAGCAAGCAAAGACGGTACGCTTCCCGATGGCGAAGGTGCTGGCAAGGCTCCAAACTACAATGACGGTGAAGATCCCCGCAATGTAGTAGGTCAAGGCTCTTCTAAGGGTAACGTTGCCAAGGAAGAGACTGAATCAGAAGATGAAGTTCTTGAAGAGGAAGAAGCTGTTTCTGACGAAGAGCTTGAAGCTGTTTATGAGTCTGAAGAAGAGTTGGAAGAAGAAGTTGAGGAAGAAGATTCCGAAGCAGAAGAGCTATTTGAAGCTGATCTCGCCGCTCTGTTTGCAGATGAAGAACACCTCTCTGAAGATTTTAAAGTTAAGGCCGCTTCTATCTTTGAAGCAGTAGTTTCTGCGCGTGTTACTTCTGAGATCCAACAGATCGAAGAGGAAATCGCTTCACAAGCTACTCAGTTTGTAGAAGAATTCAAAGAAGAGATGGTAGAGTCTATTGATAAGTATCTGAGCTACGTCACTGAACAGTGGCTTGAGCAGAACGAACTTGCAGTGCAAGACGGTCTTAAGGCTGAAATCACTGAAAGCTTTATCAAGAGTCTTAAGAATTGTTTCGAAGAGCATTACATCGAAATGCCCGAAGAGAAACTTGATGTACTCGCTGACCAGCGCAAGCAGATTGATGAACTTCAAGAGAAGCTTGACGCACAGATCAACGAAAACATCGAAGCTTCTACTCAGCTTGACCACCTTAAGAAGCAAGCAGTATTTGAAGAAGTTTGCGAAGGTCTGGCACAAACTGAAGCTGAAAAGTTTGCAGTACTCGTAGAAGACGTTACTTACGATGACATGTATCAGCAAAAGCTGGAAGTCATCAAAGAGAACTACTTCCCGAAAGAGAAAGTTGCAGAAACAGAAAAGCTGTCTGATGAAGGCGTTGAAGTAGCTGAAGAAGTTACCAACAGCATCATGGCTAAGTATGCAACTGCAATCTCTAAGAGTGCTAAGTTTTAATAGTGTTGACTGCACTTAAAAAAGTCTAATAACAATAACCTTTAAGGAGAAATGTAATGTATCTTTCCGAAGAACTTCAAAAGAAGTGGTCTCCTGTTCTGGAACACGGTGATGTTGCAGAAATCAAAGACCCCTACCGCAAAGCTGTAACTGCGGTTGTACTGGAAAACCAAGAGAAGGCACTCCGCGAAGAGAAGCAAGCTCTGTGGGAAGCCACTCACGAAAATGCTACTGGCGCTTCAATTGATAACTACGATCCCGTACTTATCTCTCTGGTTCGCCGCGCTCTGCCTAACCTGATGGCATATGACGTATGTGGTGTCCAGCCTATGACTGGCCCTACTGGTCTTATCTTTGCCATGAAGAGCCACTATGCCAGCCAAACTGGTACGGAAGCTCTGTTTAACGAAGCTGACACCGATTTCTCTGGTGCTGGCACTCACGCTGGCGGCAACCCCGTCGATGGTGCGTACACCACTGGTACTGGCGTATCTACGTCAACGGCTGAAGGCTTTGGTGACAGCACGACTCTTAACGAGATGGCATTCTCAATTGAGAAGACCACCGTTACTGCTAAGTCACGTGCACTGAAGGCTGAGTACACTGTTGAACTGGCGCAAGACTTGAAAGCAATTCATGGTCTTGACGCTGAAGGCGAGTTGAGCAACATCCTGTCTCAAGAAATTCTCGCTGAGATCAACCGTGAAGTTATCCGTACTATCTACGCTGTAGCTAAGACGGGTGCCGCTTCAACTGCAACACCTGGAACGTTTGACCTTGACGTTGACTCAAATGGTCGATGGTCTGTTGAGCGCTTCAAGGGTCTGTTGTTCAACATTGAGCGCGATGCTAACGTAATCGCACAAGACACTCGTCGCGGTAAGGGTAACTTCCTCATCTGTTCTTCAGATGTTGCAAGTGCACTGTCCATGGCTGGCGTTCTTGATTACGCTCCTGCTCTGAACACCAACCTGAACGTAGACGATACTGGCAACACCTTTGCTGGTGTATTGAATGGTCGTTATCGCGTATACGTAGATCCCTACTCAGCTAACACTGGTGCCGCTTCACAGTTTTACGTTGCTGGCTACAAGGGTACTTCTCCGTATGATGCGGGTCTGTTCTACTGCCCCTACGTACCTCTGCAAATGGTTCGCGCAATCGATCCTAACACCTTCCAGCCCAAGATCGGCTTCAAGACTCGTTACGGCATGATTGCTAACCCATACGTTCTGGATGGTTCTGGTAACACCGATGGTGACAACTTCACCGCTGATCGTAACCAGTACTACCGTTCTGTTAAGGTTTCGAACTTGATGTAAGTTTGTTAATAAAAAGAATCCCCTAAAGGGACTTTTTGAGGGGGGCTTTGGCCCCCCTTTTTTTTGAGGATCAAAAAATGATAGAAGTAGTAGCCGCTGTACAAATGGCTGGCTCTGCTTACAACATGATAAAGAATGCGATAGAGAAAGGTCAAGAAGTGCAAGACATATATCATGTATTCTCTAAATTTTTTGATGCGAAGGAACAAATAGCAGAAGCCAATGTAGCCGCGAGCAACCCATCGATGGTAGGTAAATTATTTTCTGGCTCTAGTGTTGAGGCACAAGCGCTGGAAGTAACTGCCGCTCGTTTTAAAATTAAACAAATTGAAAAGGAGTTGTATGAATTTTTATTATACACTGGTCAAGGTGAATTTTACGAAGAGATGATGAAAGAAAGGCGGCACATACGCCAGATGAGATTGCAAGCCGCAGAAGAGGCCGCGAGAAAAAGAGCTAACCTTATAGACATGATAGCAATTGCTGGCTTTATAGTGTTTGTCGGTAGCATGATTTATGGCTTTACGCTAATCTTATAAATAGGGTATAATATTATTATTTTTTGGAGAAAATCATGGCAAAGAAAGTAGGATTGGGTTTGATCACTAAAATTGAACCCGTACATAAAACCACGTCACAAGGAAGAAAGTCTGTAAAGATGTCTTCCATGAACAAAGCGAAGAAAAAATCTTTCAAGCGCTATAGGGGTCAAGGAAAATAAATGGCATTAGGTCTAGAGACAAATGTTGGACTAGGAACATTTTCAAGTAGCAATCCTTCAGAACTTGACTACTTAAAACCAAATGGATTTAAATTCATTGTTACCAACATACCAAACGTTGCATTCTTTTGTCAAGGCGCTAACGTCCCAGATGTTGGTGTCGGTGTTGCGACTGCGTTTACACCGCTGTTAGATTATCCTCTTCCAGGTGAGAAACTGGTATATCAACAACTTCAAATTCGTTTCCTCATTCAAGAAGACATGGCAAACTATATTGAACTTTATGAGTGGTTGAAGGGTATCGGTTCGCCAACCAACACGAAGGAATACACTGACTACGCAACGAAGCGTGGCTGGCAATTTCCTGGGATTTCTATTGAGTCTAATGATAGGCTTTTGAGTGATTGCGTCTTGATAATCTTAGACTCAAACAATAACCCTGTTAAGAAAATTACTTTCATTGATGCATTTCCAACGTCACTGTCTGCCCTAGACTTTGACATAAGTACAGGCAACACAGATTACTTTGTGGGGCTTGCATCATTTGCATTTAAATACTATAGGATCTCAGATCCAAATTGATTTAGGATTATATTATGACATTGGAAGAAATACAAATAGAGTGGGATAAAGACTGCTCTATCAACATCGATGATCTTGGCGAAGAATCTATTCGCATATCAAAACTTCACGCTAAATACATTACACTTTTTTCTAATTACAAATTACATTTGCGTAAAGCAGAATCGGAAATGTATGCGATGCGTAATAAGAAAGTGAAATGGTTTTCTGGCTATCTCAGCAAAGAGGAACTTGATGCGCTTGGCTGGGATCAGTATCTTGGCAACAAGCCTCTCAAGCAAGAGATGCAAGAAGAACTGAACTCAGATCCAGACATGAGAAAGTTAATGGATAGGCTAGAATACTTCAAAACTATCAATACCACCTTAGAGTTTATTCTTAAGAGTCTACAAGGTCGAACTTGGGACATTAAGAACGCTATTGAAATGAAAAAGCTTAACGAAGGATGGTGATAACTGTCAAAAAGAAAAATGAAGCTTATCTAATTGTGGATGCAGAAGACGGTATCAAGCAAGAGATTGCAGACTTTTTTACTTTTGAAATTCCTGGCGCAAGATTCATGCCATCCTACAAAGCAAAGGCGTGGGATGGGAAGATGCGTCTGTACTCTATGGCAAAGAGAGAACTTTATGTTGGCTTGTTGGCACACCTAAATGAATTTGCCAAAAGATCTGGATATGAAATTGATGTTGATGTAGAACCAGTGGGTGAAGCCTTTTCTACCAGCGATCTTGAGACCATGGTTCGATCTCTTAGCCTACACTCGCAAGGCAAGCCCATTGAGATGCGAGACTATCAAAAAGAGGCAGTGTTGCAAGCCATACATCATGGCAGAAAACTTTTATTGTCTCCTACCGCCAGCGGAAAGTCTCTCATATTGTATGCGTTAGTTAGGTATCACCAAAGATTTAATCGTAAACAGCTTATCATAGTGCCTACTACATCATTAGTAGAGCAGATGTATGGAGACTTTAAAGATTATTCGTCAGAGGACGATTGGGACGCTCTGGAGAACTGTTACAGGATATACTCTGGGTTTGCAAAAGATAACAGACACCCCGTTGTTATAACTACATGGCAGTCAGTGTACAAAAATAGCCCCAAATGGTTTTCAGAATTTGATGTGGTATATGGTGATGAAGCGCACCAGTTTAAAGCTAAGTCTCTCACCACCATTATGAACAGGTGTATCAACACAAAATTTAGAATAGGTACAACAGGCACACTAGATGGCACAAAAGTAAATAAACTTGTTCTGGAAGGTATCTTTGGGCCGACATACAAGGTCACTAAAACAAAAGACTTGATGGATAAAGGCCAGTTAGCAGAGCTTAAGGTGATCGCTCTTGTTTTAAATCATCCAGAAGAAAGTAAAAAGATTGTGTCGAAGTATTCCTATCAAGAAGAGATAGAATATCTTGTGTTAAATGAAAAGAGAAACAAACTTATCTCTCAACTTGCATTAGCACAAACAGGCAACACTTTAGTTTTGTTTCAATTTGTTGAAAAACACGGTAAAGTATTGTATAATCAAATAAAGCAATTGTCAAAAGAAAATAGGAAAATATTTTTTGTATCTGGTGACACTAAGACTGAAGATAGAGAAGCTATACGCAGAATTACAGAGAAAGAACAAGACGCAATCATTGTTGCTTCTTATGGAACTTTCTCTACTGGCATTAATATCAGGAATCTGCACAATATTGTTTTCTCTTCTCCTTCAAAGTCTAGAATCAGAACCCTACAGAGCATTGGTCGGGGGCTGAGAAAAGGAGATGCAAAAGTTTCGTGCAATCTTTTTGATATTGGAGATGATCTTAGTTGGAAAAGCAAAAAGAACTACACTCTCTTGCATATGATTGAGAGAATTAAGATCTACAACGAAGAAGAGTTCAAGTACAAGTTAGATAAGATTGATTTATAATTATCCTTAAACCACAAATGGATTATACACACGGTTAAAAATCGTGTCAAGGAGAAAGTGATGAGCAAGAACCAAAAGCAAAACGCTCACTATGTAGACAATAAGAAATTCTATCAAGCAATGATTGAATACCATAGTGAAGTAGTAGAGGCTGAAGAAAGCGGCGAAGAAAAACCCAGAATCTCTGAGTATATTGGAGAGTGTTTTATAAAAATCGCCAACCACCTTTCATTCAAAGCAAACTTTGTAAACTATGCATTCCGTGAAGAGATGATTCTTGATGCTATTGATAACTGCGTGACCTACGCACACAACTTCAATCCAGAAAAATCTAAAAATCCCTTTGCATATTTTACACAGATTGTGTATTATGCATTCATTCGTCGGATTCAAAAGGAAAAGAAACTCTATGACTTGAAGATGAAGTATCTTCAGAATATTGATCTGTCTGACCTAGTAGATCATGCTGAAGATAACCCAGAGCTTCAACAGTACTTAGAGACTCTTTTACAGCAAGAAGAAACCTATAGAGATTCTTTCAAAGACGAAGAGAAAGCAGAAACAAAGCCTCGCCGCCCAAAGTACTTTGATAAGAAGTAAATAGTTCACACTTTTAAGTTTAGACAAAAACAGGTTATGTGTCGTATACTGTTACTTAAGTTCAACTAGTAGGAGTATTTTGTGAAAGAGATAACTGTTTGCGGTAATGGACCGTCAGTAAGAACAATGCATGTAGAAAGAATGCCGCGCCCACTTTGGGCATGCAATGCTTTCTATAGAGATCATGAGGTAGACGTTCTGGTTGCAGTAGACCCAGCAATGCAACATGAGGTCTACCGTAGCAGACGCGGGAATCATCATCCAACTTTTTTCCGTAGTTGGTCTGAATTACCCGCCGCAGTGTATGAGTCTATTGTCACTGATGATACTGTAGAAAACTATCGCGGTGACTGTGAAAGATTTGTAGCTCAAGGCACTAACGGTGGCAAGAGTTATATCACATGGGTTAATGACTTTGATAGCAAGTACATTAACACCATACCAGAGGAGTTCGATACTTGGGGATCTGGCACAACAGCGGTGCGTATGGCATGTGAGATAGAAGCCCCGAATGTTGTTCATCTATTTGGTATGGACATGGAAGGGCAAAGTGTTTATAGTGGTACAAAGAATGTACCTGTTTATGATCACGACGAGCCATTTGCAGAGTGGGAACAACAGCACTTGCAAAACTTCCAAGACTTCCCTACAA